GCGGCAGATATTAAAGTTGCAGATGGTGTACAAAGATTTAAAATTGTGGAACAAGCCATTTCGCTTGGGTTCACAGGAATTGGAGTTGCTTCTTCTTTTGTGCATGTTGACACCCGTGATTTATACGATGATGATCTTGAGCCGGTGATGTGGACTTATTAATTGACTGAACTTAATGTTTCGCTACTACCGTGGCAACAAAAAGTCTTCAATGATAATACAAGATTTAAAGTAATAGCCGCAGGTAGACGTACAGGTAAAAGTAGATTAGCCGCTTGGATGCTAATCATTAGAGCTTTACAGGCTGAACGTGGACATGTGTTTTACGTTGCCCCTACCCAAGGACAGGCTAGGGACATTATGTGGCAAGTGTTGTTGGAAATAGGTCATCCTGTTATAGCAACTAGTCATGTAAACAACTTACAAATAAAATTAGTCAACGGTGCAACCATAGCCCTTAAAGGGGCTGATAGACCGGAAACCATGCGTGGTGTCAGTCTTAGGTTCTTGGTTATGGATGAGTACGCTGACATGAAGCCTGAGGTATGGGAGCAGATATTAAGACCTGCCTTGGCTGACCAAAAGGGTGATGCATTATTTATTGGTACGCCAATGGGTAGGAATCACTTTTATGATTTATATACATATGCTTGTGTATCCGATGACCCTACCTTTGTAGGTTATCACTTTACAAGTTATGATAATCCATTGTTAGACCCTGAGGAAATTGAAGCGGCTAAGAAGTCAATGTCTGCTTTTTCCTTCCGTCAGGAGTTTATGGCATCCTTTGAGGCTCAAGGTAGTGAATTATTCAAAGAAGAGTATATTAAATTTTCTGAGGAAGAGCCTGAGCAAGGTCAGTTTTACATTGCGGTTGACTTGGCGGGTTTTGCGGATGTCGCTAAAGTTACAACGAAGACAAAAAGACTTGACCAAACGGCTATCTCTATTGTTAAAGCAAACGAAGAAGGTTGGTGGGTCGCTAATATTGTACATGGGCGTTGGGGCGTCCAAGAGACTGCCAGAAGAATCTTCCAAGCAGTCAGAGATTACCAACCCGTAGCCGTAGGTATAGAGAAAGGAGCATTAAAGAATGCTGTACTTCCGTACTTAAGTGACTACATGAAAAAAAATCAACGGTTTTTTAGAGTGGATGAACTTACCCACGGTAATAAAAAGAAAACCGACAGAATTGTTTGGGCTTTGCAAGGTAGGTTTGAACATGGTACAATCTCCTTAAACAAAGGAGAATGGAACACACAGTTCCTTGATGAGTTATTTCAGTTCCCTAACCAATTAGTTCACGATGATTTAATTGATTCCTTAGCTTACATAGACCAATTAGCCAATATAGCATACACATCGGACTTTGAGGAAGAAGAATATCAACTATTAGACGCATACGCAGGGTATTAATATGCTAAATGAAGAAAGAGATCAATTTGTACTGGAACAAACACTTGAAGGTTGGATAATTAATAAATGTCAAGGATGGCGTGACCACTTTGATACAAATTATTCACGTAAATTTGATGAATATTATCGTTTGTGGAGAGGACAGTGGTCTTCCGCAGACAGAACTAGGGACTCAGAACGCTCTAAAATTATAAGTCCTGCCCTACAGCAAGCAGTAGAGTCCTCAGTTGCTGAATTAGAGGAGGCAACCTTTGGTCGAGGCCGTTGGTTTGACATTGAAGACGATGTAAATGATAGAGAAAAGCAAGATATAGCACTTTTACGTGAAACTTTATACAAAGATTTTAAAAAGAATAGAATACGTAAGGGTGTAGCGGAGTGTTTGCTTAATTCCGCTGTTTTTGGTACAGGTATAGCTGAAATTGTACTTGAGGAAGAAAAAGAGATGGCTCCTGCTACTCAACCTGTTATGGGTGGGGAACTAACAGCAGTTGGTGTCAACATAACGGAAAAGACTTGCGTTAAACTACGTCCAGTAATGCCACAAAACTTCCTAATAGATCCTTTAGCAACTTCCGTAGAGGAAGCCTTAGGTTGTGCAGTGGATGAGTTTGTGTCATTACACTTAGTTGAGCAATTACAGGAACAAGGTATCTATAGAAATGTAGAAGTTACTATGGCGGCCCCTGATTTTGACATAGAGCCTGATCAAGACCTAATAGCACATGATGATGACAAAGTACGTCTAACTAAATACTATGGTTTTGTACCTAGACATCTACTGGAAATGGCTCAGAAGGAGTCCGAAGCAGAGGAAATAACTACATTAGTTAGTGATGAGGAAGGAGAAAACAAAAGTTATTATGTGGAAGCTATTGTTGTTATTGCTAATGATGGGACTTTGTTAAAAGCCGAAGCTAATCCTTACATGATGGGTGATAGACCTATTATAGCATTCCCTTGGGATGTCGTTCCTAGCCGTTTTTGGGGTAGAGGAGTATGTGAGAAAGGGTATAACTCTCAAAAGGCGTTAGACGCTGAAATACGAGCTAGAATAGATGCTCTCGCTCTTACTATACACCCTATGTTAGCTATGGACGCTACAAGGATGCCTAGAGGTGCTAGACCTGAGGTACGTGCAGGTAAAGTTATTTTAACTAACGGTGCTCCTAATGAAGTTATACAACCATTTAACTTTGGTAATGTAAGTCAAATTAGTTTTGCACAAGCTGATGCTTTACAAAGAATGGTACAGACAGCTACAGGTGCTATTGATTCCGCAGGTATAGCAGGATCAATTAACGGTGACTCCACTGCCGCAGGTATTTCAATGAGCTTAGGTGCTATCATTAAGCGTCATAAGCGTACTTTAATTAATTTCCAAGAATCCTTCCTAATACCTTTTGTAACTAAAGCCGCACATAGATACATGCAGTTTAATCCTGAAATGTACCCTGTTGCTGACTACAAGTTCCATACTTCCAGTTCACTAGGTATTATTGCCCGTGAATATGAAGTAACACAGCTTGTACAGTTGTTACAAACTATGTCTCCTGACACACCAATGTATCCACAGCTTATCATGTCTATTATTGATAATATGAACGTAGGTAATCGTGAGGAACTTATAGCGGCATTGCAGGAAGCTAATCAGCCTGATCCTGAAGCACAACAAGCACAACAAGCGGCTCAACAAGCTCAGTTGGCATTCCAAGCTTCTCAGACAGCGGCGTTGGAAGGACAAGCTGTTGAATCACAAGCAAGAGCGCAAAAGCTTTCTACGGAAGCACAAGCTATTCCTCAGGAACTAGAGATTGACAGAATCAAAGCAGTAACGACAAACATACGGGAAGGTAGTGATGATGATCGTGAGTTTGAGCGTAGACTTAAAGTTTCTGAACAATTACTAAAAGAGAGGGAAGTAGCAATTAAAGAGAGGGCTAATTAATGGCTAAAGACCCAAGACTAGCTAGAGTAGGTGTTAGTGGTTATAACAAACCAAAGCGTACTCCTAATCACCCTACTAAAAGTCACGTAGTTGTAGCTAAGGAAGGAGACAAAGTAAAAACTATTCGCTACGGACAGCAAGGTGTTTCAGGTGCAGGTAAGAACCCTAAGACTGCATCGGAAAAAGCAAGACGTAAATCTTTTAAGGCTCGTCATGCTAAGAACATTGCTAAAGGCAAAATGTCTGCGGCATTCTGGGCAAATAAATCTAAATGGTAAATTAAGGAGACTACAATGCCATACGGTAAAGGTACATACGGTAGTAAAGTTGGAAGACCACCTGCAAAGAAAAAGAAGAAAGCAACTGCACCTAGAAAAGCAATTAGTGCCCCTATGTCCGACAAAAGAGCTAAGGAAGCTATAGCCGCTTTAAAGATGCAAAACAAAAAGAAAACCGCTAAGAAGAGAAAGTAACATGGCTGTTAAAAAATCTACAGTTAATAAAGCAGGTAACTATACTAAACCTACTATGCGTAAAAACTTGTTTAATAAAATTAAAGCAGGTACTAAAGGTGGTAAGTCAGGACAATGGTCTGCAAGAAAAGCTCAGATGCTAGCAAAGGAATATAAAGCTAACGGCGGAGGTTATAGAAACTAATGGCTCTTAAAAAGTCACAAAAAAGTTTAAAAAAGTGGACAAAGGAAGAATGGGGTACTAAGTCAGGTAAACCTAGTACCCAAGGTTCCAAAGCTACAGGTGAAAGATATTTACCTAAAAAAGCAAGACAAGCTTTATCCCCTAAAGAATATGCCGCTACATCAAGAAAGAAAAAAGCAGACACTGCTAAAGGTAAACAGTTTAGTAAACAACCTAAAAAAATAGCTAAAAAAACAGCAAGACATAGAAAATAGTTCTTGACATTTGCTTTTATATGTGCTATAATATATAGTATACTATGTACTTAGTATATTTTATTTTAAATTAATAAACTGTCCTTTAGGAGAAACAGTAATGGAAGATAAAGAACTCGAAAAATTCTATAGAGCTTTTGAGGAAATGTTTAGAACAGAAGGTTGGAAAAACTTAATGTCTGATCTTTCTCAAAATGCAATGCAGATTAATTCAATAGAAGCTTGTAAAGATGTGAAAGACCTTTCCTTTAGAAAAGGACAACTTTCAATGATAGCTAACCTATTGAATCTTGAGACGCAAATAGAAACAGCCAAGCAACAGGCTGAGGAAGAGCAAGAAGAACTAGAAAACGAAGATGAAATTATTAAAGAGTAATCTAAGTTGGCTATAATAATTGACTTCCGATGCGACAACGGACATACTACTGAAAAGTTTATAGATTCTAAAACTACTGAAATAGAATGTCCTCACTGTTCGTTAATGGCTAGTCGAATCATATCTCCCGTTCGCAGTCTTTTAGACCCCATTTCAGGTGACTTTGCAGGTGCTACCATGAAGTGGGCGAGAGACCGCGAAAGGAAGATTCAAAAAGAGCGTAAGGCTAACTCCTAACCGAACCCTTACATATAATACACCTCCATAATGAGATTACTCACGGAGTTTAATAATGGCAACACTAATAGATGAGCGTCAACCTTTAGACGATACAACTAAAACTGAAGACGTAACGGACATAACTAAACAAGAGCCTCCAGTAGAGCAACCTCTTGTAGATGAACAACCTACACAGGAACTTGAAGAACAGGAGCTTCCTGATAAGTACAAAGGTAAGAGCACAGCGGATATAGTGCGTATGCACCAAGAAGCTGAAAAACTCTTAGGTAAACAAAGTTCTGAAGTAGGTGAATTACGTAAAGTTGTTGATGACTATATACAGACACAACTCTCTAACACAGAAGCACCGCAACAAACTTCTGAAGACGAAGTAGACTTTTTCTCTGATCCTGACAAGGCAGTCGAAAGAGCTATTAGCAATCATCCTAAGATTAAGGAAGCAGAACAAGTATCTGCTCAGTATAAACAAACTGCGGCAATGAATGAACTTCAAACTAGACACCCTGATATGCAGGATATTTTGAAGGACAGTAAATTCGTAGAATGGATCAAAGGATCAAAGATTCGCACACAGCTTTTTGCACAGGCAGATCAGCAGTATGATTATGAGGCCGCAGATGAGCTTTTCACTAACTGGAAAGAACGTCAGCAAGTCGTAGGTCAAACTGCCGCTAATGAGAAACAACAACGCAAAGACACTATTAAGGCCGCATCCACAGGCAATGTTAGAGGAAGCGGAGAGCAGTCGGCAAAGAAAGTTTACAGGCGTTCAGACATTATTAAACTTATGAAGGACGATCCTGAACGATACATGTCATTATCCGATGAGATTATGCTAGCTTATCAAGAAGGGAGAGTCCGACACTAATTAATTTTATTTAAGGACTTGTATTATGGCTACATCAACTTATCCCGCCATGGGCGGAGCAGTAGACAACACTAGCGCGGCTACTTTTATTCCAGAGATTTGGAGTGACGAAGTAATTGCGGCTTATCAATCTAACCTAGTATTGGCTAACCTAGTCAAGAAAATGAGCATGACAGGCAAGAAAGGCGACACTATTCATGTCCCTAAGCCTACTCGTGGTTCTGCGTCTGCTAAAGCAGAAAATACTGCTGTAACTATTCAGAATGCTACTGAGAGCGAAATTCAGATTTCAATCAACAAGCACTTTGAATACTCTCGTCTAATTGAGGACATCACTGAAGCACAGGCTCTAGCTTCTCTACGTCAGTTCTACACTGGTGACGCAGGATACGCTCTAGCCAAGCAGGTTGACAATGACTTATTTAACCTAGGTAAGTCTTTAGGAAACGGTGATGGATCAGATTGGACTCACAGTACTGTTTATAACTTTGCAGGTAGTGCTGGTATCGAAGCTTACGCTGTAGATTCAGTAGCTTCTACTGATGTATTTAACGATGCAGGATTCCGTGCCGCTATTCAGGTATTGGACGATGCTGATGTTCCTATGGACAACCGATGCTTTGTTGTCCCTCCTTCCTTACGTAACGCTATTATGGGCGTTGATCGCTACATGTCTTCCGACTTTGTAGATGGACGAGGTGTACGTAACGGTCAGATTGGAAACCTATATGGTGTTGACGTATTTGTTTCTAGCAACTGCCCAATCATCGAAACCGCTTCTGCTAACTCAGCAGGTGGAGATGTTAAAGCCGCTATGCTACTTCACAAGGACGCTATGGTTCTTGCAGAACAGCAGGGTGTACGTTCTCAGACTCAGTACAAGCAAGAGTTCCTTGGTACTCTGTACACTGCTGACACTTTATACGGTACGCAGGTAATGCGTCCTGAAGCAGGTGTTGTATTGGCTGTAAACGGCTAAGTAAGAAAACTAGGGACTCCTCTTTTATAGGGGAGTCTCTTTTTATTTTATTCAACAGAGGCGCTTATGGCTATATTTAGAGGCACAGGTGGTTCGGGTACTTCCACTAGTCTAGGCCAATTAGACGAAATAACCCAACAAGCCCTCATTGCTACTACAAAAGCAAACGAAGCCTCCCAAAGTGCAACTTCAGCACTAACCGCTTTTGATAATTTTGATGACACATACCTAGGTTCTAAAACTAGTGCTCCCACAGCGGATAATGATGGCGATAGTTTAGCGTTAGGTAGTCTTTACTTTGACACTACTTTGGATGTGCTACGTGTATATACAGGAACAGGATGGTCAAGCGTAACATCAAGTGGTCAATTTTTACCTCTTACTGGCGGAACTTTAACTGGCGATCTAAGCTTAAGCAATAATTCGTTTAATAATTTTCAGATTGACGCAGGGAATTTTTAACAAATACTAGGGATTTAAGACAATGGCACAAACAATTCAAATTAAAAGAAGTACAGGCTCTAGCGCACCTTCATCACTTGCAAATGGTGAGTTAGCTTATCTTCATCATGGCAGTAATAAAAAACTTTACATAGGGGATCCTGGGGGCGCTAGCGGAGATATTAGCGTTATTGGTGGTAAAGACTTTACTGACAAGCTAGACCTCATTGGAGCGGCAAACGGAACCAATGCCGCAGACGCAAGCGTTGTAGCCTCTGCAAATAACTTAGGTGTTATCAGAATAGGCGCTGGACTTTCTATAGCCACTAATGGAGAAGTGTCTGCCGATGAAGTAACAGCTACTTCTGTTACAAACGCTGGCGCATTAATGGACTCTGAAGTTACTAATCTTGCTCAAGTAAAAGCGTTTGATTCTTCTGATTACGCAACATCTGCACAAGGTACTCTTGCTACAGACGCACTTCCCAAGGCCGGTGGAACTCTTACAGGCGCTCTTAATGGAACATCAGCAACATTTTCAGGAGAATTAACAGCCGATAGTTTAAATCTGTTAAGTGGTGGCACAGACGGCTCTATCTTAAATGTTGACACAATAGGTTGTGACCAAATCATTGGAGATGCTGATAACAATACTAGCATTAAGTTTGCAGGCTCAGAAACCATTGAATTTAGAAGCAATGGTGATTTAGAAGTAACAATTGATGAAAGCTGTTTGAAGTTACGAACAGGTACTAGTATCAATGAGTTTAGTACTGATACTGGTCTTGCAGGAAACAGTGACGATGCAGTACCTACTGAAAAAGCAGTAAAAGCTTATGTAGATGCCTCAGTTCCTACGTCTGTCGCTACAGCAACTACAGCAACTACAGCAACTAACGTAACCCTTTCAGCAGACAACAGCACTAACGCTTCCCATTTCATTCCTTTTGCTAACTCAGCCACAGGTAACCAAGGTCTACAGACTGACAACGCATTGTCTTATAACCCAAGCACTAACGGTTTATCTGTCGGTACTACCGGTAACATAGCTACTGGAACACTAAGTGTTTATAGTACAATTAGTGGTCCAAGTACCTTATATATTGACCCTTCACCAGACGATACAGGTGAAGTTGGTGGCTCAACAACAGACACAGGTACAGTAGTCATCTTAGGTGACTTACGTGTAACTGGTGAAACTACTACTGTCAACTCAACTACAGTCAGCGTTGGTGACAACGAGATTGTTCTCAATGGTGACCACACAGGTACTCCAACGCTAGACGCAGGACTTAGAGTAGAGCGTGGCTCACTAAATGATGCGTTCTTTAATTGGGATGAATCTGAAGACTCATGGGTCGTTGGTGAAGGCCAGTCTTCCTCACCGTATTTCTACACGCTACTTCACTCGAACAACTTTGAGACTGTTATTACAACAATTGACGGCGGTACTTTCTCATAAATAAATCTCTAGCGTACATACGCACATAAGGGAGCCACATGGCACAGACGATTAAGTTAAAAAGATCAGCTACCACAGGCAATGTACCTACAACTTCTCAATTAGCTTTGGGCGAGTTAGGTATAAACACGACTGATGGAAAGTTATTCCTAAAGAAAAGCGTTAGTGGCACTGAGTCCATAGTAGAAGTTGGTAGCACAGGCTCATTCCTACCCCTATCTGGCGGCACTCTTACAGGCAACCTATCACTTGGCGATAACGTCAAAGCACAGTTTGGTGCTGGTGATGACCTACAGATATTCCATGATGGAACTAACAGTTATATTGACGATGCTGGATCAGGAAGTTTAATTTTAAATGGTACTGAAGTTCGCATATTGAGCGATGATTCTTCCGAATACTCTGGAAGATTTATTACTAATGGAGCAGTAGAACTATACTACGATAGTAACAAAAAGTTTGAAACCAAAGCCACTGG